ACGCTCTTCCGATCTGTAAGTGCACCTTATTCCGAGGGGAGCGGTATAACTATTATATGATGGTATGCTCTGATGTTGAACCAGTAAGTGCTTTCTATAGTACTAACTTACAATCTAAGATAGAAAGCTATGAAAGACTTGGTCAACGTATATGTCGTGCGCTTGGTGCGCCTCTTGTTAATCTTGAGATCCATGCAGATCAATTAAATGAATTTATAGGTATAGCGTGTGAGATGTTTACTAAATTTGCCGGGTATACTCAAGAATATCTAGTTTTTAATAGTGAGCTATATGAGAAGGGTGCTGGTCTTCGTTTAGATGTTTTGTTCAGCTTAACAAAAGATTTTAATTTTAGAGCAAAATTTAAAAATGTATCTTCTGATATACGAGCCCTTTATAATATTGGTAAGATGGTTATTGGTGATCCAGGTAATCCGTATCTCTTCCAGGTAGTAGATCAAAATAGGCCAACTGAACTTGAACTATTAAATAGTTATGATTATTTGCTAGACGACTATAGACGAGTAATAGATGTAACTGATTTTGAGGAAGGCAGTAATGATGGAATCAACACATTATTTACTATCGAACAAACTTTAGCACAACAAACATACTTTAGCTATTCTTTGGGTAATTATGGATTTGATTTGGTTAGTTGGAACATTCTTAAAAATTGGCTAGATACTAGAGAAAAAGTTTTAGCCTTAAGAAGAGATGTGAGGTTTGATCCACGCACCCAATATATGCAATTATTTCCTGAACCTCGTGATAGTAGATTTTATGGCATAGTAACAAGCTACGTTGAGCGCCCACTTACCGATATAATTAAGGAGCCTTGGGTATATCAATATGCACTAGCTTTAACTAAGATTGCCATTGGGTCAGTTCGCGGTAAATATACCAATGTACAGCTATTCGGAGGTGGCACAATTAATTACAACGATATGTTGAGTAGTGGCCGTGAAGAAAAAGCTGAATTGGAGAGAAAGCTGTACGAGCGTGCACCTGGTTTTGGAGATGCTGCACCTCCAGAATTTTTTGTTGGATGAAGTTTACAATAAAAAATAGTAAGTACGTTCAGGGTATTTTTAAACCCACCCATATAGAGAAATATAAAGGCCACGACTTACCTAGATATTTGAGTAGCTGGGAGCTAAAACTATTTAGATGGTGTGACACCAACCCAAATGTACTAGAATGGGGTAGTGAGAGTATTGTTATATCATACTTAAACCCTGTAGATAATAAACCTCATCGTTATATTGTCGACGCAGTTATTAAGCTAAAAACCTCCGAAGGTATTAAGAAGTTTTTGGTTGAAGTCAAACCTTTTAAGCAAACTATTAAACCCTATACAACCCCCGGTAAGCATAAGAAAACTCTTTTGTATGAACAATTAACATATATTCAAAACATGGCTAAATGGGAAGCTGCAAAAAAATGGTGTAAAAAGAGAGGTTTTGAATTCACTGTTTTAACTGAAAAAGAATTGAGAAAATAACATGAAAAATTAATAAATATTATATGGCTCTAAAACTATTAGTTGAAGCACCTTATCCAGAAGATCAGTACGAATACGTTATTGAAGAGAAAAACGGTAATCAACCTAGCACAATGTATATAAAGGGGCCTTATATGCAATGCGAAGAGGTTAATAAAAATAAACGTGTATATGATTCGCATGAAATGGATAGAGAAGTAAATCGCTACATCGGGGAAATGGTAAAAACAAATAGAAGTATGGGAGAGTTAAATCATCCCACAACTGCTGAGGTTAATTTAGAGCGTGCCTGTCATCTTGTAACAGAATTACATAGGGAGGGGAATGTATATTTTGGTAAATCAAAAGTTTTAACAACGCCAATGGGTCAGATTGTTCGTAGTCTTATTAACGACGGTGTTCGAGTAGGTATGAGCTCTCGCGCACTAGGCACATTGCAGGAGATGAGCAATGGTGTTAACCGTGTTAAAGATTTTAGACTTGTAGCTGTTGATTGTGTAGCAGATCCGAGTTTCCATAAAGCGTTTGTAAATGGTATTCTCGAGTCAAAACAATTTGTTGTTAGACAGGATGGTAAATATGAAGAAATTTACGATTCATTTAGCAACAGACTTCGCAATTTACCACGTAAAGATGTTGAATGTTATCTTAGGGAACAAGTATTAGATTTTCTAAGCAAGATAAGTAAAGTTTTATGAGTAAACAATTAAATGAATTTGTTCCTGCACTAGCAGCCATTGCTGGTGAATTAGCTGGAGCTGAAGTTGCCGCGACAGCTGGGGAGGGTCTCGCTGGTAGACTGGCGGCGGGTGCCGCCTCTAAGGCTGTATCAAACAAAGTGGAAGACATTTTATCTAAAAAAGGTGAAAATGAGACCGAGGAAGCAGGTGAATCTTGCGAGTGTAAAGAAAATGGGGAGGAAGCTGGTTGTGATTGCTGCAGACAAAAAGTTGTCCAAAAAAAGCGAGATTTAGGGACATTGAAGAATAAGTATAATATAGAGATGAAAGAACGTATTGAAATTGTCAAATTTCTTAAGCATTTAAATGAAAAAAATTATGCTGAGGCACATAAATATTTAAAGAACATTATGGATGCTAAACTACAAAAAAGAATAGCCGCCAATAAAGGTGTAAAGGTATTTTAATATGAGCGATATTAAAACAATACTAAAAGAAGCAACACAGGATCTTCTCTCTGATGAAGTTCTTAAAGAAATCGAAAACGCTTTTAATACAAGCGTAAATGAAAAAGTACAAGTACATGTTACTAAGGCTTTAACTGAACAAGATGAAGATTATTCTAAGAAGCTAGAAACACTTCTAGAGGCTATTGATGCTGATCATACTTTGAAATTACAAAAAGTAGTTGAAGCCATTGATACAAATCATGCAGATAAATTAAAGAATATTGTTGAAAAATATTCCAAGGTAATTAAAGAAGAAGCTGCTAAATTTAAGAATGAAACAATCAACAATATTAGCACCTATCTCGAGGCTTATATTGATGAGACCATTCCCTCTGAGGAGATTAAAGATGCAGTTAAGAACAAGCGTGCATTTGAGATTCTTGGTCAAATTAGAAATATTTTGGGTGTTGATGCTGCCCTTGCGAAGGAATCCGTTCGCGAAGCCGTTATAGACGGAAAGAATCAAATAAATGAAGCTTCTAAGAAGCTTGAAGCCGTTACAAAAGAGCTAGCCACTGCAAAAGCACAATTGGCTGCTCGTGATGCAGAGCTTACTTTCGAAAAGAAAACAGCAAGTCTCTCGCCCCGTAAACGTGATTATGTTAATAAGGTGATGAACGGCAAATCCGCTCAATTTATTACCGAAAACATTGATTACGCTCTCAGTTTGTTTGATAAGACTGAGAAAGAACGGCTTCAAAACATCAAGGAAGAGGCTGTAACTGAAGCCACCTCAACACAAGTTGATCGCCCCGTAGTAGAAGAGAGCGTTCAAGTTGATGAGAAAGCTCAGATGAACCCTTACCTTGCTGAACTATCCAAATACTAATTTTAGTGTTGAGGCAATTGCCTGATTAATATTGCAGTTTAACTGCAGGTCGAAAATTAAGGAGAACTTATTTAACTATGAAATCTATAAGACCCACAACGGCTTATATCGATGAGTCTCGCGCTAAGGCACTATTAGAAAAGTGGAAGCCAGTATTGGATTACACATCTGATAATGTCAAGCCTATCGGTGACGATCATACTCGTTTGAATACCGCCATGCTCTTGGAAAACCAAGAATCCTGGTGCATCAACGAGGCTAACGTCGCTGGTGGAACAGGCTCGGTATTCGGTGGTGCATACTCTCCCGCTGGATTGGGCGGTCAAGGCGGTGCCTTTGGCAACGCTTACCCCCAAGGCGATTGGTATGCTCAAGGCGATACCCGCTTGCCCAAGATCCTCATCCCTATGATTCGTAGAACGTTCCCCGAGCTAATCACCAATGAAATCGTAGGCGTACAGCCCATGGGCGGTCCAGTAGGACTAGCCTTTGCTCTGCGTTACAAGTACCTCGCTAATCAGCTTGGCAACGATGGCGTCGATGGTTCCGGTACCAATGCTGGTGCCGCACTATCCAACCCTCAAGCCGCTGCTCAAGCCAAGGAACTCGGTTATCAGTTTCTCGACACCCGTTATACGGGTACATCGAGTGCTAAGCTTTCTGGTGGCGACGGCATTGCCGCTTCTCTCTTCCCCTCCATCGGAGTGGATCAAGGTGTTGCGCAAGTCCTTGCCAACTTTGAGCTCACCGGTAAGATTCCTCAAATCGAAGTTTCGTTTGAGAAAACTGCCGTTGAAGCTGGTACACGTAGACTTGCTGCTCGCTGGTCGGTAGAGCTCGAGCAAGATCTTAAGAACATGAACGGTATTGATATCGATACTGAGCTCACAAACGCTATGTCGTATGAGCTTCAGGCCGAAATCGACCGTGAAATGATTGTTCGTATGATTCAAGTCTCGCTAAACGCTGGTCATGGCACAGGATACTCTGTCTGGTCCCCCGCTTCTGCGGACGGTCGCTGGCTGGTAGAGCGCAATCGCGACTTCTATCAAAGGTTGATCATCGAGGCCAACAGAATTGCTGTTCGTAATCGTCGTGGTGCTGCTAACTTTATCGTTGCAACACCTCGCGTTTGTGCGATTCTCGAGATGCTTCCCGAGTTTCAATGGGTACCAGTCCAAGGCAATGTCAACACTCAACCTGTTGGTGTAGCTAAGGTTGGTAACCTAGGTGGTCGTTTCAACGTATACCGTGATACACGCACGGAAGCCCAATTTGAGGGCGGCTTGCGTGGTACGCGTGTAGAGTATGCCCTATTAGGCTACAAGGGACCAGAGTTTTATGACACTGGTATCATCTACTGCCCATACATCCCGGTTATGGTACAACGTACAATTGGCCCCAATGACTTCAGTCCCCGTGTTGGTCTCTTGACCCGCTACGGTGTTGTTGATAACATCTTTGGCGCTAACCTGTACTACCACACCATTCTATTGAGCGGTCTCGGAACAGCGTTCACACCTGGCACACAGTCTGTGTACTTCTAATCCGAATCTCGGTAGACGAAAAAAATTCCAGTATGTCCTGGTTTAAAAGAGGCCTTCGGGCCTCTTTTTTTGTTGAAATCACAAGAGTTTATATTATAATAATATATATTATAATAATATAGTGAAATTTAAAGATATATTTATCTTCGAAAAAAGATTGGCAGAATTTTCAGGAGCTCCATTTGCTGTATCTACAAGTTGTTGTACACATGCCTTAGAATTGTGCTTTCGAATTCTCAAACCTAGTTATGTAGAGTTTTCATGTCGTACTTATATGGGTATCATTATGATGCTCAAAAATCTACACATTCCTTTTCGTATGATTAATGAGCAATGGCAAGGTGAATATAATTTTCATAATAGTCCCATCTGGGATTGTGCCAGGAAGCTTACTCCTAATATGTATTTGCCTGGATCTTACAAATGTGTTAGTTTTGGTGAAAATAAACCCCTTGATTTAGGTCGTGGAGGCGCAATTTTACTGGATAACGAGCAGCATTACAAACTTTTAACCATGTTAAAATTTGATGGAAAAGATGTAAGCTATGAGCCGTGGATCGATCAACAATATTTTGATGTGGGGTATCACTATAAAATGAATAACCGCGAATGTATTGTTGGTTTAGACCAGCTTAATAAATTTATAGCTAAAGGTGATTTTTCTCATTCTCATTTACCATATAGAGACTGTCGTAGAATGATAGTTAAAGATATGCCTCCGTTTATATGAAGATAGATTACGTATTTTCGTTCGCTAATCATTTTTATAAAGATTTGTATAAACAGTACTTTAATTGTATTCTTATTAATCCGCGTAATGTTTATGAATTACAGTCTGTAGATACAACAAAAAATATTATATTTTTATTCGGAGATCCATTTACTCTTAATTATATTAATAGAACTAATCTTTCTGGTACAAATATAATGTTTTTAAGACGACATGAGTTTTATGAAAATAATTTTGAATTATTACAAAAAAATCGTTTTAAAATTAAGTACTTTTTTACATTAAATTCTTTTTTTCAAAAAAAGTTAAAAGACCTGTATAATATTGAATCTACAATAGAACGAAATTATTTAGATGAGCGATTATGGTCTTACAAAGAAAGAGCGCATGGTAAAGAAATTGCATGGGTAGGTGAATTTCAGCAACGTAAATCCCCTGACTATATTAGTGAATTGTTATCATATTTTCCTAATTATAATTTTCATTGCGCTATTTCTCCAGGTCCTTCAAAACATCTATATATAGATTTTTTAAAAAACTATGGCCATAATAATCTTTTTTTGTATGAAGATATTAATACACAGGAAAAAATGAATGAATGGTTAGATAGTAAGAATTATTTAATAACTACATCTATTTCGGAAGGCTTACCTAATAATGTTCTTGAGTCTTTAGCAAAAGGTATAAAGCCAATCATAAGAGATTATCCAGGAAATATTTTTAATAAATTTTCATATAGAAATATATTTCAATTAAAATCACATTTATTAGGTGAATATTGCTCTAAAGATTATCTACATATTGTTAAAGAAAATTATGGGTTAATGCATTTTTTAAAATTTAGAGATAAGATTTTAAGAATATGATTTTTGTATTTTCATGTCAAATAAATGAGGACAAGCATCTTTAGGACAAATTATTGGATAGTCAAATAGCTTTACTCTAAGATGAGGATTTTCTTGTAAATTACCAAAATATCTCTGTCTACAACAAGCTCCCCACACAGACCCATCTTCCTTTATATTCATTCCATTTACGCCTGCATTACATTTTATTCCCCTGAAATTATGATAATTATTTGCTAGAATCTCTTGACCATCTAGATGTGAAGTTTTTCTCCCATCAAAATACTCAACTTCTATTTTATCATGTAAAGTAAAAACCGCACTTTTATTAGATGGTTTATTTTTGATGTATTCTATTTGTTCAAATGTATATTTTGGAGTAAACTGTCTTTTCCAGTTGTTTACATCGAGAATACCTTTATTATTAACACCGATATTACCCATTTTAAAAAATTCTTCTGAAGCCTCTACAGCTCTATCCCAATATTCCGGATCCATTAAAATATGAAGTTCTATAAATTTATTTTTATTTAGAAAAATCTTAAAAACTTCTTTAAAATAATCTATATCAGCATATCTTGGATGAAAACTAGGGTAAAGAATATCAATTAAGTCTGCTGCTCTATTCCAAAACTCTAAATTGTTACCTAAATTAGTATTCATTGCAACCAAAAAATCTATAGATTTTAAGTAAGACATTACGTCTTCTACGCCTTTATAAAAACTAGGCTCTCCCCCAGTAAGGGTTATTTTTCTTTGAGGCACTTGACGTATAAAAATATTATCATGATATAAATTTTTAAAAAAATTAATATATATATCAGAAGGAATATGTGGAAACAAACCTTTATGAAGAACAGGAGGACAATAATTACATCTCTGATTACATAGATTATTAATAACAAAATTAATACTAAAAGCATTATTTTTTATGCTTTTTATTATAGGTTTATGTATTGGTAATTGCATGGTCACACCTCCAACATAAAGTACCAGATTTATTATTATTTAACGAATCTATAATATGTTTATATTCCTTTGAATTAACAATATCCTCATATGTATTTTCTAATAAATTTCCTAGTCTGTGCTCTAAATTCCAATCCATACAACAAAGATATACATCCCCATTAGGAAGAAGTACATGTTGTTTTATTTTGTTTGCTGCACATTTTATGGTTTTATTTGCAGTATTATCAATTTTTTTAAAACCATTAACGTTTCCAGCTCTACTATTCCAGTTGGAATAATCAGGCTCTAAAAAATAAACTTTTCCTTGAGTTTTTTCTAATAAAGGTGCTATCATAGGATGAGGGGTTTTTCCAAAAAAAACAATAGCATCTATATTTTTTAAACTTTTTAAACATTTTTCAATATTTTGAATATATGTTTCATTTACTACTAAATTCATTGAATTATCTTGTACTGGTAAATGTAGTGTAATTTTATTATATACTTGATTTAAGATGGTATTAATATTATCTTGAGATGCCTTATACAATGTCGTGGATATTTTTGTATAATGTCCTCTCTCTTTACACAGAGCTACCATTTTATAGCAATCTTTATGAAAAAAAGGTTCAGAAAACCCTGTAAAATGAATTCTAGTTAAAACTGGTAATTTGTTTATAATAATATTAAATTCTTCTAAAGATAACTTTTTTTTATTAGAATTATATTTAAACAAAAATGAATCTTGAGGGCAATAAGAACAGTTAATACTGCATCCAGCAATAGTAGTTATTTCTAATGCATCCATAAATTAATAGTTAATAACGTTATTTCTACTTAATATTCTTCTATCAATTGGACAAACTTTACAAATATTATTTTGCTTTCTATCTCTTAATATTTGAGCAAAAAAATCGTTTGATTCTTTAGAATTAAATATTTCATTAATAGTTTGTTTGTTTGCGTCTCCTATTAATATCTGTCCTTGATAATCATGACAACATGGATTACATTCTCCATTCCAATTTATAACAAATGAACCGGAAAAAATAGAACAACTATTAGGTATAGCTTCTATAACTTTTTGTTGTGTCTGTTTATTTATTTCATTAGTTTCGTTAAATTCTACCATATTAAAGTTGGGCAGTTTATAGTATATATTATCGTATAAACCTAAAAATTTGTTCTTAATATTAGTAAGATCATCGGAATTGTAAGAAAATAAAACTGTTTGTATTTTAATTTTTGGACGAGATTGAATATTTTTATATTTTTCAAAAAAATATTTTAACCCATCATAAATTTTATCTAAATCTACACCTTTTCTATATTTTGCGTTCAATTCTTTAGTTGATCCATCAATACTCACAACACACTCATTCAATTTACTTTTGGCTAATAAATCTATTTCCTCTTGTTTGTAGAAAACTAATCCGTTTGTAGATGTTCTATGATAAGAATTTTTTGGTATCATTTCGTATAGCTGAAACCACTTGGGATGTAAAAAGGGCTCTCCGTAATTAAAAGACACTATTTGTAAATTGTAATCTAAGCTCTTAACCTCATTCATTATTTTTCGAAACAATTCAATAGAAATAAACCCCTTTTTTCTTTCTAAAGAATCTGAGCCTGTGGGGCAAAGAGGACATTTAGCATTACATGTATTAGTAAGCTCAATCATAATAGCACTAAGACGTCTATTCATATATAGGGTGAACAAATTTATATTTCTGTAATTTTTCTTTTGCTTCTTTATGGTCTATAAACTCGTTATAAAAATAGCGATTTCTCCTTTTCATATAAATTATAGCATAAAAATCAGGATGATCATATAATTCTATATTAAGATCTTTACATGCAATACTCATTAATAATTCTGTAGATAAATTATATTCTCCTGGAAGCCCGTGTGCAAGGTATTGTTTTATTCTACTAATTAGAAAATTATCATCTTCGAAGTATTTAGTAGAGTTAAAAGTTTTAAAAATATTAGATCCAATACCGAATATTCCATTTTGTATAAATTCCGGTCTTATTAAGTTAATAAGCGATTTTCCATCATAAATTTTTCTATTTATAGTTGATTTAAATAAAGTACCGAATACAGTAGATTTTAATTTGCTAGAAAAATCTATTACGCCTCTAACTCTTGAATCGGGATCAGCCTTTATTATAACATCCGTGTTCATATCGCTATACACAGTTATTATATTTCTGAAGAAAGCACCAGGCGTTTTATTGGAGTATGAATGTTTAAAAAGATAATAATTTAATTTATTTTTACTGCAATACTTTTTTATCTCTGAATCATCATTGCCATCGCTCATAATAGATATAGGACTATCTGGGTAATGTATCTGTATTTGCGGCACACTTATTTTTAACAATTCAAAGTCTTTGTAAACCGGAATAATAAAACCTACATTCATATTTCTAGAAGTTCTTTAAATATAACGTTATTGTGTTGTCTGGCTTTATTTTGTAATAAAGCAAGTTCATCTATTAGTTTATTGTATTTGTCTTTATTTTGAAAAGCTTCTTCTATATCGCTATTATAAAGACTTAATTGTAATAATCCATTATGGCTTAGGAAATCTGTATTTGCAATCAATGGAATTTTATGTGCTATACTATGTGTCAATGATTCTGATGTTTTTATGCTAGTATATTCCCTCTTATCACAGTCATAAGGAATTAATAATACCTTGAGTTTAGAAATTTCAGTAAAAAATATTGTATGGTTACAAAGATCTATAGCCTTGACTCTATCGTTGTTTATATATTTGGCAATAGAGTTTGAACCTTCTCCAATTAAGTGAAAAATATATTCTAATTTTTTTGTTGCAAAATTAATAAAATCTATAGATATTTTATTTTCAAAAAAACGCGAAGTAACACCTATAATATTTTTTCTATTATTTTGTAGAAGTATAGGAGACTCTGTTTGATAGAAATATCTCTTACTATACGGTTTTTCATATATACCGTTTGCAATATTTTTAGCAAACGGAAAGTATTTCTTAATTATATTCTCTTTTAGATGTAAAGGTCTGTGATGTACAAAGATAAAATCACATTTTTGTCTAAAGACAGGATCATAATGATAGCCGGGAATTATATTGTTAGAATCTATGGCGGTAATGACTATAGCTTTTTCGAAACAAACAGCTGTTGTTAAAGGAATTTTATATTCACTGCATAGTTCTTTTAAATTATATTTGTCAGTTGGATTATTATAGTAAATAATTGATGATAAATTTAAAAACTTTAGAGTTTGATAAATTGATAAAGCAGTTGCATGATGATATTCTGTATTAACTATTATTCCAACTTTATCGGTACTTTTCATATAAATTTTTAAGATGTTTTAAAATTTTATCTGGGTCTTGACCAGATTTAACTAACAATTTAGGAACAAAATCGCTAAAACATTTTTTTGTATCTTCGTAAAACCAAGGTTTAAGAGGACCATGAAAATGCAGAATTGATATATGATTTAAATTCTCCGTGGTCACTGCACTAGATACTGTATTATATTTTTCAGGAAGAAAAAATACTGTATTACGAAAATATAAATTTAATACCGGTTGATCGCTAGACCAATTTTTTTCTTTTACAATTTTTATAAGTCTATCTTTATGATGTCTAGTTATATTTTCTCTTGATATTAATATTAAGCCGCAATTAAAAAAATTATTTTCCTGACAATTTAACTCAGGTAAAATATCGGGGTATTTTCTACATGCTCCGAAATTACAATTAAAATTTAATAAATCACTTATATCTTTTAAAATTAACATATCTGAATCTATCATAACTATTTTATCATAATTTAGATATTCAAAGTCAAATACATCAAATCTATAAAAAAGATTTAAATTCCATTTTTCTGTAGTTTCTCTACATTGTATAAAATCGTCTTTTTTAGCATTAATAATTTTTATTCTACTATATATTTTATATAATTCTGAGATAGATTTATCAGATAAATTGCCATCAGTAAGAATAAGAAAGTCCAGATTAAACCATGGGTTATGTATTAACAAACTATTAAGAAGAGCTTTTATCCCTGGCACATAACTATCATTTAAAGTAGTAAAAAAAGCGGTCATGAACTGTCTTTATATTTTAAAAATTCTTCTATATCACGCTTAAGTTCAGGGTATTCATTTTTTATTTGTATAATACCATTTTTTTTCTCTAGCATAATAAAAGGATCATAATTATTTTTTTCATAAATTTTATACCTATCTACATATTGTCTCTTTTCTAAATCTCCATGATAAATATGGTATACTCTTCCTTCTATATATCCAGTTCTTATGCCTCTACACTTATTAAAGTATGATTGTATACTATTGCAATGTCCATGTGAAAATGGATAATAAGCAAATTTTTTGTTTAAATTTTTAGTTTTTTCATAAAGAGGTATATTTTCTCTTATAAAAGATCTTGCCATTACCCCGTCTCCGGTTCCCAATATATTATATTCATAAAGACCCCCTATATCTTTATATACTGAGGCTCTCATGCCCCATGCAAATCCACAGTGCCCGTGATTATTAAGCTTTTGCTTTGCATAGACAAACCCTGCTGCAGAATTTGTTATAGTATTATCCGGATGCTTATGGCAACAAACATTGAAAAGCTGTATTACATCTAATTCTTTGTCTAATTTTTCTATGGCTTTATCCATCCAGTTTATATCTTCAAATACCACATCATTATCTATCCAAAAAATATATTTTATTTTGTCTAATTTATTTTGTATTCCGATATTTAATAAATTTTCTTTTAAAAAAATTTTATCTTTAATATAAAATTTTAAATCTGTTATATTATTATCTATCCCCACAGTAAATGCATTTTTATAGTTTTTCTTAAAATTAATAATATTTTTTTCTCTATAAATATTATTAAAATAATTAAAATAGCTAGTAAAAATCATTATCCCTGAGCTTCAAGCCAGCTTATTTTACATAAAGTTCTATTATTTTGATTTGGTGAAAACGGCCTTGCAAACACTGTTAATATATCCGGGCCATTAGGAAACACTGTATCACCACCTAAGATGCTATTTCCTAGATTTCTAATAATATTAATAGGATAATCTGTAACTTGATTTCTACCTGTATCTTGTTCGCCTGCAAAAAAACCACCTACAACTATTCCTCCAGATAATGGACCAGTCTGAGACGGTAAGCTATGATCCATGTATTGAGATAAACTTATATTTCCTACAGAAAACCACCGCTGCTGCTGGCTCCACAAGGGAGACTCACAATTTATCTTTAAACTAATATTAACCGCTTGTCGCGTTACAATTTGTACGTCATTTAAAACAATAATCGATCTATTGATTAAATTTCTCATGCCCAATGTTGATCCAATACCATAATCTGCTGCGGGGGCCAATCTCACAGAAAGTAATGGAACTTCAACATTCCCTGTGGGGAATGCGAAAGCAGACATAGATGCGGTGAATAAATAAGATTTATCTTCATTAAAATTACCGTCCATAATAACTGATGTGCCCCAATGTGAAAGGGCAGGAGAACAATTATTATTCATAGTACGAATTATATTTTTTTGTTTATTTATAGCAAGAGGAAATTCGGTTGCGGGGGCATTGCCTAAACCGGTTGCCGAGCCAATATTTCTATTTACTAGAGATAACACTTGTTCATTATTAGTGTTAATGCCTAATTTTTTGTAATTAATGTATTCATTTCCAACTAAAATAGTCCCCGATGTGGGTAGACTGGAGGATGTTTCCACAGATATGGCAGAAGCAGAAGACAATACTGTTTGTGTTGTGTCTATCTCTCTCTCAATACCATTATGAGTTACAAACCCCTTAAAATATCTATTGGAAGATAAAGAATCGGCAACAGAAAAGGTAGATGTAAGATAAAAATTAGATGAAAAGAATTGACCGGTTGGTAAAGGTTCAGTTGGAGGTGTAAAGCCTGTATCCGGGTACACAGCTGCTCCTCCTACAAATCTAAAGTCCTGCATATATATATTTGAAGCTATCCTTCCACCTTGGCCTGGAGTAGAGCCAGTCGACACAGAACCCAATGTCCATGAATAAAATGTTGTTGTTTGATTTAATGTTATATTTTCTGCGACTACTTGCGGAACACCGTCAACAAAAACAGTCAATTTTGAGCCCCTTTTTTGATAAGCAATATGATGCCAGGTGCTAAGAGATAAGCAGTTTGTATTACTAGTAACCCCATTATAATCAAATGAATTATTATGTAATGACATAATGATTGATGTGGTATTATTTTGAGTCTTTTTAGCACCAAGCGAAAGACCCCGATAACCTACATCACCACTACAGTTCCAACCGAATATTGGACAATCACCACGAGACATCCACCACTCATAATATGAGGGAATAAAGGATACAAAATTACACCAACATTCAGCAGTCCAGTTATTTCCAAAATATGGCCAAAATCCATAACTCGGGGGTGTTGGTATAGCAACCTCTGGTGTTAAAAAGTAGTTGTAGGGAGGGGGTGATCCGGGCGGACTCGATATGCCTAGACTCTGTCTTCCAGGAAACTTAGAACATAAAGAGGTAAAAAATGTAGTACCTTGTTGACTAGTGCCAATAGTTATAGAGGTAGGAGATGTGCTGGTTTTCGTTCTTCCTGAATCTAACAAATTACCATTTAAAGGAAACTGTAATACTATGTTACTATTAATATCTTCAAAGAGTAAAAGATTAGCTGTGACCGGGGGTGTAAAATTATTATAGGGGCCATTGGGAGTAAAAGCCCTTTTTATAGAAAAAACCGCTGAACTAAGATTTTGGATATTCGTAACAGATACTCTCAAATCGCTTGCTTGCTTAATCTGGGCAAGTTTTGGTAAATTAATAATTTCAAATCTTGCTGGTAAATTGCCCGAACGCATAAAAGCCTCAGTATTTACGTTGTTATTGGGCATTTGATGACAATAGATAATATCACCGTTAGTAC